TAAACTTCGGACGGCTCGCCTCGGATCGCGGCGTTCATTCGGCACCTCCGATCTCGAGCTTGGCCTGGAGCGGATCGACTACCGACTCGGACTCGTCCTTGAAGCGCACCGACCAGCCGACCTTGACGCTCACGGTGGGCGCCATCGCGAGCGCGTCCCACTCAATCGTGAAGCTGGCCTTCGCCTTCGGCTCGGCCTGCGTCTCGTCGTCCACGAAGGATTCTTCTGCGGCCTTCCTCATCGCGTCGTAGTGCGTCTCAAGGAGAGCGCGGACTTGTTCGCTGGCCGCAGCGATGACCGCGGCCTTCTTGATTTCGTTGGTATCGTTCATTGTAGGTAGTGCTTAGAGGTTGTCGCCGAGGCCGCGCGGAGTGACGTTGACCGGCTCGGCCGGGATATCGCGGACCTCTTCCATCGTTCTCAATCCTTTCAGGACGTCACCGAAGACGTCTCGCAGTAAGAATCCTCGAGCGCGGAATTTAAGCATCCGCGCAGGGTAGTCAGTCCACGGTCCCGTCTTACCCCACAGCTTCGCGGTCTTAGCGTCTGCGGTTGTGAACGTCTCACTCTGCGGGTCGAAGCCGCGCCGCTTCGCCGTGATCTTGTAGCCGAACGAATCCTTGCCGCGCTCTCCGACCTCCTCTTCGGAGTAGGATTCAAGCTGGCCGCTGGATCGAACGAGCGCGAGCGCCGCGTCTCCGAACAGCGACGGCCGACCATTGACCACGGCAATGTTGCTGAGTGCAGCCATTGGCGTAAGCCCGAGCTCCGCGCCCCATTGAAGCGCGACGAGCACGCTCTCCGGTTTTTCCATTCCGCGAGGAGCGAAGCCCGAGGAGACGATTGCCTTCGCGAATCGGAAGGCGTCTTCAAGACTGGTAAGTTGCACGCCAGATGCTCCAAAGGAGATCGGCGAGGAGACGGTCGCCTTTTGAGCGACCGAGAGTTCGGTTTTGTCAGTTTCTGCGTTCATTGTCTGGTCTGTGTTGTTGTTTTGCTTCTGGGTTGAGCCCGGTCGGGAAGTCTCGGCCGGGCTTTAAGTTTAGAACGGCACTTCCTCGGTCAGCGTCTCGGTGACGAGCGTGACCTTCGAGCCAGCGGCGAGCGTGCCGCGGTTGCCGTGGACGATCTGGCGCGCGGCGTTCCTCAAGCGCACGTCCTCGGCCCGCGGCGGGAACGGCTTGCCGTTTTTACCGAGCCTTGGCTCCGGCTCCTGGGCGTACCACTCAACGCTCTTCGCTCCGAGCGAGCGAAGCGGCGTGCCGGCGTTCTTCCCAAAGTGCACCTCGACGCTGCCGGGATCCGAGACGAGCTCGCTGGGCTGCGGGATGTCCTTGGGCGCACCAGCCGGAGCCGGCGCAGAAGCTGCGGCCGGAGCCGCTGGCCTGGTTGAGAGCAGCGCGCGAATTGCGCGGAGCTCGGCGATGATCTCTTGTCCTAGTTGGTCGGTCATTGTGTTTTGATTTTCCTAAGTCCTAAAGCCTGGCGCATCTGCCAGTCGCGGAAGGCCGCGTCGAACTGATCGTAGATCTCCCGCCACGAGACCCAGCCCTCGCCGGGGATGAAGCAGTAGTGAGCCGAGCGTTCAACGTGCCCGTGCGTGCCGGTGTATCGCGCAGCGGAGTGGCCGCCGCCGGTCAGGTTCTTGATCGGGTTGCTCCGGTTGAAGTTGTTGTTCATCGGCCGAGCAGGCGGAACTGCTTGCCCTGCATCGCGAGGATCTCGCGCGTGTAAGTGAGCGCGTGCTGGCGCATAGACGACCGAGCGCACCGGCGCGCAAGCTCGTCGCGCGCGAACTCGGCGTAATGCCGGAAGCAGACGGCTTGGCCGAGCTCGTAGTGGGCAAAGTTCGAGCCGCTACTGAAGAGCATCTTGCGCGCTTTGGTCATCGCATCGCCCTCCGCACCTTGTCGGCATAAGGCAGCGTGGCCTGCTTGCGCGCCCCGGCAGGCCCACCATTGTGCACCCGAGCCAGCGTCCCGACATCGCCCTGCGCCCACGCCTGCGGCGCATAGCGCTTGAGGTAGGCGGTCGCGACGCGGCGCGCGTAGGCGAGATCGGTGACCTGCTCGTAGCTGCCGGCGACGCGGGCATCCTGCCAGTAAGCGCGCGAGATCTGGAGCGGGCCGAGGCTCTTGCCGTTGTCCCCAAGGATCGCGCCGTGGCGGCCCGAGGTCTCGACTTGATGCAAGGCCCGCCAGAAGCTTTCCGGAGGCGCGGCGTGGCTGGCGGATGCCAGCGCAAGGAGCGCGAGGAGGCGCGTCACGACGCCACCTCCGCGCGGAAGATCGGCGCCATCGAATACTTGCCGAGCGCGTAGACGTACTCGCCGCAATCGTCGCTGCGGATCTTCACGCGCTTCGTGCTGCCGTGCGCTTCGACCGTGGCGAATGAGCCCTTGCGGTCGATAACCTTTACCGAGAAGACGCAGTCGTAATCACAAGCGCTGCGAGCTTCGAGAACCTGGCCGGATTGGATTGGAGCGGTCATTTGTCGTTGTTGCGCCGGGGCGTGATTGCCTCCGACACCACCGACAATGCAGACCCGCGCGCCGCGGTCAACTCTTTTTCTCAAAATTCTATCCGGCGGGATCGGACAGTCAGACGTCGACGGCGTCCGCCAACGCGTCGCTGCCGAAGTCGCAGCTGATCGGCTCGGCCTTCGCGGCCACGTAAAGCTGCGCGAGGATGCCTGGACTCGTGAGCTCCGCGTTGCTCAAGTACTGGTCGAACTTCGCGTCGCGCAGCCAGAGCTTCGCGATCCACGGCGTCAGCGGAGCCTTGCCTGACTGAGCCGCGGCCGCGTCGACGTAGAGCGCGAACAGCGCAGACGACTCCCGCGCCGCGCGATCCCAGCGGTGAGCCACAAGGCGGATGTAATTGCCCGAGACGCCGCTTGGCAGGGTGAAGGATTTTTGGAGGGCCATAGGTCAGGTGTAGTCGGTGAAGCGGCCCGAGAGCCGGAGGTTGCCCGCGGCCAGCGTCCCGCCGTCGTTGCGGAAGATCTTCACCACGGCGTTCGTGCTCGTCGAGCCTGCGGCTTGGCTATCGTAGAAGCCCGCGTAGAGCACGTCCTCGACGACGACGATGCCATCGTCCGGCTTGGCCGAGAAGCCGCGGTTGGTCAGCGAGATGTTCACGTTCTCGCTCGTGACGCCGCCGGTCAGCGTCACCACTTCGTTAGTCTCGTAGACGACGTTGACTTGGCGCGTGCTCGATCCGCCCCCGGTCTTGATGCCGGTCGTCGTGACGTCGTCGGAGTTGTATCTCGAGACGCTGCCGGTGCCGATGGAGGCGGCGCTGTTCGCATTGCCGAGACTCGCCCACGCGGAGAAGCTTCCAGTTCTATTGACTGCACGCACGCGAACGTAGCCGGCGGCCAGCGTCGCATTGTAGAAAAAGCATTGCGTATCTCGCGTCGTAATCGGTGCGTTCGATCCACTAGCTGGAGCCCACGAATAATCGGTCGCACCATCCGAATCCGTGCCAGTTACCTTCACCTCGTAATAGGAAAAGTCCGACTGCGTGTTCGGATTCCACGAGACGCGCGTGCCGAATAGGAACGTCGTGGTTCCGGTGACGTATGCAGGCCGAACGGCGTCCTTGGAGATTGCTCCGCCAGCCGGCGTGGTTACCGTGCCCGAGTAATTCGGCGCCGTGCGCGAGAGCGTAGCCGAGATCGCGCTGGGCGTGTTCGAGAATGAGATCGCGCGGGCCGCGAACTCATACGCGACGCCAGGAGCAAGGTCGTCGATGGAGGCCGCGATTGAACCAGACGAGAGCACGTTCGCGACTACGTATTCGCTCGCTCCGCTGCGGCGATAGAGGATTTGAAGCAGCACCCCTCCGGTCGGCATCGCAGGCGCCGTGACCGTGATGCGTGCGAGAGCCGTGCCGTCCGTTGCGAGGTAGGTGGTCTCGCTTGCATAGGTTGGCGCGTTAGGCGTGGACGGTGCGACGTTGGAGACGGCGCCGGCGGTGATCGCGACTGGCGTCGCCTGCACGCGGGTCGCGAAGCCGGACACGTTCTCGAGCGCGTCGTAGGCGTTGACCCAGTAATAATACGTCGTGCCAACCGCGACGTCCACGTCGACGAAGCGCGAGGCATCGACCTCGGCGATCTTGTTCGTGTTCGCGTTGGCCGGCGTCACGCCGGTCGTGTTGCGGTAAATGCCGTACTCGGAGAAGTCGGGCGCGGTCGAATCATCCCAGTCAAGGCCCACCGCGGAGCCCGTGCCGATGGTCGCGACTAGGTTCGTCGGGATGCTGGGCGCGACCGTATCCTTCTGCACGTTGACCGTGGCGCTGACGTAGGACGTCGAGACCTTGAAGAAGCTCTCGCCGAAGATTCGGACGTTGTAGGTCAGTCCGATCTTAACGTCGCTTGAGATGTAATCCCTCGTCTGATCGCCGGGAACGGTGTTCCACGTAAGATAGGTCGTCGACGTGCTCTCCTTGTATTCGATGCCGACATTGCCGCCGGCCTGGATGAACTCCTCAGCAGGCGCAGACCACGAGACGAGGATGCGAGGCAGCGCGGTGCCGTCGGCCTGGATCTGCTGCGTCGTTCCGTCCGCGGTCAGAGTCAGGTTCGTTGGCGCGGAGAGGGTGAACGGATCGGGCAGCGTCGTGTTCGGCGCGTCGTCGACGTAGATCTCGTCGTTGACCGTCCAGTCGTAAACGGTCGACGCGGTCTCGCGCAGCGTCATCTCGATAGCCAGCTGCGGCGGACTGCCATCGCTCGCGAAGTTCC